AGACACCGTAACACAAGGTAAAGAACCAATATTATTATATGGCCCAAAGAGAAAAAAACAACGAGAATAAAATCCTAGCTAACCGAGAAATTAGAGCTAAGGACGTCAGAGTAATCGACGCAGACGGTAATAATATTGGAGTAGTACCTTACTTTCGTGCAATGAATTTAGCGCAGGAACAAGGCCTAGATTTGATTCTAATAAATGCAGTGGCTTTCCCCAATGTTTGTAAAATAGGGGACCTTGGTAAGTACAAATATGATCAACAAAAACGACAGCACGAACAGGACAAGAAAAGTCGAGAAAGTCGTGTAGACGTTAAAGAAGTACAGTTACGACCCAACATTGAAACTCATGATTTGCATGTTAAAATTAAACATATCAAAGAGTGGATTGGAGATGGAGACAAGGTTAAAATTGTAATAAAATTTAGAGGACGAGAAATGGCCAACCAGGAAGTTGGTTATCGATTGATTGAAAATGTTATGTCCGAAGTGCCAGGAGCATTGATAGAAGGACGTAGCGAACTTCAAGGCAATAAGTTAATTGCCATTTTAGCACAGGGTAAGACCAATGAACAGAAGAAATAACAATGATGTCAAGTTAATGGGAAGTACAGTTATCGTACAAAATGACAACGTGGAAAAAGCCATTAGAACTTTTAAAAAGAAGATCATGGAAAGCGGTAAGCTTATGGATCTTAAAGAAAAAGAGTTTTTTGAAAAACCAACTACTAAACGTCGCAGACTTAAAAATCAGCAAACACGCAGAGCACAGAAAAAGCGCGAAGCAGAACAACTACCAAAGAAAATGTTTTGAGGATATCATGGACGACATAATTACTATTAGCACGACGGATCAAACCAACACAATTGATCTTAGTAGTATTAAACTAGCGGAATTTAACTGGAACGAGTCTGATATGAGCACAGGAATTATGGCACAAGAAATTGGTCCAATAACTACATCTATGATTACTTCAGGCCCAGTTTCAATTGGTAGTTCAGGAATCAGTACCGTTACCATTGGCGGGTATGATTCTGGATATGCAAGTAAAACAGACCTTACAGAAATCATCAGCCGTATGGAAAAGCTTGAAGCCATGTTAATTGAAGAAGCAGAAATTCGTGCTAATCATCCAGCAGTTGAACGAGCTTATGATGAGTACAGACTGTTGATGATCTTGAGTAAGAAAAATCCAGGCGATTTCTTGACAGAAGATTAATGTTTTTATATAATATAAGATAAATAGTATTGTGCAACGCCAATAGGGTTGTACATAGGACATAATGTCCAAAACGTTCTTGCTTATTAAAGGAGAAAATTATGAACGCATTAACACGATTTGACACAACAGCACTTAACCAATTAAGTCGCAGCCTAGTAGGATTTGACAGAATCTTTACAGATTTTGAAAACAGAGTCCAAAACGTCAACAACTATCCCCCATACAATGTAGTTAAACACAACGAGCACAGCTATGAAATCGAAATAGCAGTTGCTGGGTTTGGCTTGGAAGACATTGAAGTGGAAGTTGATCAAAGTGTACTTACTATTCGAGGAGCAAAATCTACAGAAGATCACACTGAAGTAGAGTATTTGCATCGCGGTTTAGCTTATAGAGAGTTCTCGAGAACTTTTACCTTGGCTGAACATTTGGTAGTGGGCAACGCTGGAATCAAAAACGGAGTTTTAAGCATTAGTTTAACAAGAGTAATTCCCGATGAACTAAAACCGCGTAAAATTCCTATTATTGGTTTAGACTCCAAATAAAGGCTAATAGGGTAACTAATCGCCAAGGGGTTTGTGCCCCTTGGATAAATATCAATATATAAAAGAATATATAAGGACCGGAAATGACTTTAATGGCAACAGAAACTAACGAAACTTCAAAACAAGATGTGGTTATTAAAAAACCCAGCATGTTCAAAGTTATTTTTAATAACGACGATGCAACACCTGCTGATTTCGTTAAGGAATTATTAAAGATGGTTTTCCATCATAACGACAGCCGTGCTGAAAATATAACAGCAGAAATACATGAGCAAGGTCGTGGCATTGCTGGAATTTATACTTTTGAAGTAGCAGAACAAAAACACAACGAAGCCGTTTACATTGCACGTAGTAACGGACATCCCTTAAACATCAACTTAGAATCCGAATAATGGATAATCAAACCAAAGAAGTAATGGACATTCTACAAGAAGAATGTGCAGAAGTAATTCAAGCCGTGAGTAAAATTAGCCGCTTTGGCTTAGACAACTACAAACCCGGCAAGCCCAAAACTAATAGACAGCACTTGGAAGAAGAACTTGGTGATTTAATGGCCATGGTACACATTCTTCAAGAGTTAGACATTGTCAGTTGGACCAATATCGAAGCCGCACAAGAAGCTAAATTTGAAAAGCTTAAAAAGTGGTCTAACATCTATACTACTTAATTGACAAAATAAATTCAAATATATCAGTGTTTATACTGAGTAAATGTTGCGTTGCATGATAAATAACTCAGTAGAAACCATGAGTTTTCTATACACAAAGGAAAACACAAAATGTTTGAATTTATCAACGCATTGATTAAACCATTAATGCAAAAAACTTGGGATTATAACCAGTATCAAAATGATATAGATGCATACGTTGCTACTAAAAATCCCACTAATTCAGCTGAAGTTGAATATTGGGTTCGTCAATATGACATGAGAAAAACACAAAATCTTTGGACTAACTAAAATGACTAAAATCAAAAACTTTTTTAAATTAATAGTAGAAGTAATTGTTGAAGCTCGTATTCAAAAAGCTCGAGCAATCAGTTTACGCATCGGCAAGTAACGCTCTTGACGTAATCAAAATTTGATCCTATAATATATAAATATAAAGTAGGAGATTGATTATGCCCAAGGCCGCGCCCAAAATAGAACGCACTAAACTATTTCGTATGGTCCAACATTGTTGGATTGAAGACGACGTATTCAGACCTACGATTGCTGATTGTAGAGAGATATTCATGAATATCAATCGCAATGTATTCAACGGCGAACTCAAAATGCCCAATTTTAGATTAGTATATTCTAAAGCATTTTGGGGAGAATGCCGTGGCGATATTGATGATAATACTCAAGTAACTATTAGATTAAATAAGTCGTTTTTAAGTAAACGATTATTCATTAATACCATGGCACATGAAATGGTACATCAATGGGAATGGTTAACATATGAAAATATGACACACGGACCACGCTTTTTTGTATGGCGTAATGAGTTAGAAAAGTATAATATTACCTTGAGTAGAGCCTATAGAATAAAGCATTATAAATTGACATAAATTCAATTTTTGCATATAATTAATGCATTAAATCAATGCAAAACCCCGCTCAAAATTAGCCAAATAATAGACACAAATTGGCTATCATGCTATAATACATACATGATGAAACGCAAAACACGCTCAGATCGCAACCATGCAATATATGTTATCACTAACGTAGTGACAACAGAACAGTACATTGGTGTTACAGTTTGCAGTGGCAACGTAAAAAAAGCCCTTAAAGTTCGCATTCAAAAACACGTTCGTCGTGCATTGACAGAGAACAAAGATTGGGCCTTGTGCGAGAACATTCGCAATCATGGCGTAGAAGCTTTTACTTACGGATTGGTGGAAACTGTACGTGGTAAAGCAGACGCCCACGCACGTGAGCGTGAATTGACACGTCAATTTGCTCCAACACTCAACACGCTATAATTGACACAAAATCGGTTATAGCGTATAATTGTCTTATCAACTAAGGAGTTTGTATGAATGCAATAATTTTGCCGATAGTACTGGCAGTGGCTGTTATTATACTTGGCCCAATCCTAACAATTTGGTCATTGAATACACTTTTTCCTATACTGGATATTCCGTTTACACTGGACACTTGGTGCGCCACAGTTATTATTGGCGGTCTTTTTAAATCAACTAATTTCTACAAAAAGGGTTAATCATGGGAACACGTAGTCGTATCGGCGTCATGCACGGTGACAAAGTCAAAAGCGTTTACTGTCACTGGGACGGTTATCTTGCCTACAACGGTGACATCCTTATCAATCATTATGACAGTGCCAAGGCCAATCAATTGGTAGCACTCGGTGACTTGAGTTCATTGAAGCCTGAGATTGGTCAAGCACATGCCTTTGGTTATCATGGTACAGACATTAGCAAAGAAGACTATGAAGCACAATTTGGCAACATGTGTACCTTCTACGGCAGGGACCGTGGCGAGACTGGCACTGACTTTAAAGTATCACATACGTTTGCAGAATTTTTGCAACAATGCGATAATTGCTGTGCCGAATATTACTACATCATGAAAGATGATATTTGGTATTGTGGTACAACCTATGACAACATGCACCCACTGAGCAAGAACTTGACTGTATTGGCAGATGCTATTGCTGAAGAAGAGAATGAAAAGGAAACAGCATGACAGGCTTTCAAAGTAAACGTGACATGGCACAGGCTCGCTTGGCTATTTTAGAAAGTCCCAGTCATAGTGTCAATGATTTGATTCGTTTAGAACAGTTAGAACAGGCACTGGACGAACCTTCTGATGAAGTATATGAACACGAAGTGGTCTCTACTGTTCGATTTAAAGTTCGCAGTGCCAGTCCATATTTAAGTAAAGAAGCATTTCTCGAAGAATTTTCCTATCTTACAGATTTTCGAGACTTGCTAAAAGGCGATGACTATCCACGCTTGGTAGCATGGGAAGTTGAAGATGATGACGTAGTGTATTTTGACAAGGAGATTGGCAATGAGTAAAATGGCAGAACTAACATATGATATCGAGCAGTTGTTTATTGACGGAGTTCAACCCGTTAAGATTGCTCAAGAACTTGGAATTCCAGTGACTATGGTTTACGATTGGGTTCGATCAATCGGCTGTGAACAGGAACAGGAAGACCTTAGTCCCTTTAACACATTTAACAGTTAAAATAAAATGGCCGGATACAATGCAGTATTGGAACTTCGTCGGCTTGAAAAAGCTGTAGATGAACTGGGCTTTATGTTGTCGTCACCTCGTGCTGGCAGTTGGGGAAGTGACGGCGACAAGGTCTCTCTCAAACCCAAAGATGCGGACAGTGTGCCAATTTACGCTCGTGACGCAGAAGTGTTTACTGGTTCATTAGAACAACTTCAAACATGGATTCGCGGAGTAGAATGGGCCCGCAGTTATGACATGATGCTAAAACTCAGCGATGAAAAGAAGCGGGCCGACAAAGAAGATCAAGAACGTGCTCGTCAGTTTAGTGCCAAACAAAAGGGATTACTGGACGAACTCAAACGGGATCATGTCAATGACCAAACAGTATAAATTTATTGCCATGTGGGACTGCGATGGCCTTGAGTTTCTCTATGACATCAGTGACATAGAAGGCGATGCCATGATGTCAGGCCTTGTAGGCGAAACATATAAAATGCCTTTTAATATCAGCATGATGATCATGCGAGCACGATATAATAGTCAACGTAGTTATGAAATTTATACGTTTACCACAGACGATGTTGACTACCAATCAGTCAAAGACATGTTTGAGTATAGTCCGCAGACAATAGTTGAAGCTATACGTAACAGTGGCAATAAGATTTACAGTGATTACAGTAAAAAGGTAAAGGTTATCTCTTGACTTTAACGGTAAAAGAGTATAATATATGTAAAGCTATATCTTTGGCTAACCTTGCTGACTTGGTAAATGGTTACTTAAAGCAAGGGTGGCAACCGTTTGGCGGAGTAGCTCAAGTTGAAGGCGAACACGGTATTAGAGAGTATTGTCAAACAATGGTGAAATATGAACAAACAACTTAGACAATTTGAAAAAGAATCCAAACTTGAAATCTTCGGTCTTGGAGCAAAAAGACATATATGGGAAGCCGCACTGGCAAAGTATGCCGAGTTGATTGTGAAAGAAACTATGCAGGTTGTTGCTAATCAGTTGCCAAGCAATCAGTATCTTGATGTGGCACATGCAGTAATTGAACATTTCGGAGTTGAAGAATGATTGAAGATCGTATTATTGACGACAAGATTATGTTGAAAGACTTGCTTGCACTAGCAGTTTGCCGAGGCGTCATGGCTGGGCGTGAACAAATAGATTATGCTAGTCGAGGTGCTTGGCACATTGCCGAAGATATCTTAAATGAGACAGAAGAAATCTTGCAACACCGCGACCGTGTACTTGGTATCAAACAGATGACCAGTGAGATTGCAGAACATTTTGGAGTTGAAGAATGAACGAACGAATTAAACAACTTGCTGAACAGGCTGGCTACTCAAAAGATTACTTAGAAATAGGACTACCTAGTAATATGGAAAAGTTCGCCCGGTTGATTGTGCAGGAATGTATCTCAATGGCAGATAAAGAATCAGAACGCTATTCTAATTTAGATCAAGAGTACTGTTCAATGGCTATGGATAATTACAGAGAACTTGTGAGACAACATTTCGGAGTTGAAGAATGAACGAACGAATTAAACAACTAAAAGAACAGTCTATGGAATGGGTGCCTAATATGGCTGACCCAGATACAAAGATTCGGCTGCTCAATGCAGAAAAGTTCGCCGAGTTGATTGTTAGGGAATGTGCTAAAGTATGCGACCTGTATGCAATGCCCGATGGCACCAGTGAAACTGCAATCATTCTTGCTTATGCCATTCGGAGAAAGTTTGGAGTTGAAGAATGAGAACTGTGGTGGAGTGTTTAGTCATAATGGCTATGGTTGAATTACTGTATTTTAATCTTACCTCTATTCCCAAACAAGACTATCAACACAATAATCCTTATGTCTACAGTTGTTGCGAGTATAAACAAAAATGAAAAGGATATACTATGAAAAAGTTGGTCGACGATATAAGCCAGTGGCTGAGTATGACAGCCAATACCTTGATAGCTTTCCTCAAGGGCATCACTTGGTTAGTGTTCAGCCTGGCTGTAGTAGCCGCCGTTTCAATATTGATCCAGCTTTCGCTCCCATGCTGGCCGCTGGGATCAATGCTGAAGACGCTGTTGCTCGAGCTATAAGCAAGGCCAGCGAATTGCGGCCGCGTCAAACCCCCATCACGCCCGGACAACAAAAGGCCTGGCAAAAATTGTCCAAAGAATTTGGTACTGAAATAGCCACATTGGAAATTGCTAGTGCAAGAGAAATTGCAGAACAAGCTGTTAAGGCTTTATCTGTAGAAGTTGACAAAATGATGACTAACGAATCGGTAAAACAAGCCTATGAACATTTTATGTTTTTAGTCAAGTTGACTTATGAAGATAAAAACCAAGCCCAGCGGTAAATGCATATTAGAATTTGAAGAATTCTACAGCATCCACTTGACCGAAACAGTGGATGCTGTTGTCGCTTTGGCTAAAGAATATGGCAGTCGTAGAACTGCCTACAACATGTGGGAATTTAAAACGCAAGAAGACGCAGAAAAATTTATTTTTCTTTATAGATTAAAACTGCAAGACGCTGATGAAAGTTAACGCTAAAAAATTAGATGGTCGTCATAATGGCCACAAACGTTGGAAGTATTATATCAGCTTTAACGGTCCTCAAGAACGTGCCGAAGATTTTTTTGAATGCAGACTATGGTGTTGGGAGAATTTTGGACCCAGCAGAGAAATGGACGAAAAAATTGATCTACGTAGAAGCCCTGCAGATCATAATATACAATGGGCTTGGGCCAACACAGAATATAAGCGTTGGTTGTATTTTTCTTCTGACGCCGAGTTGGCACTGTTCCAATTGAGATGGTCATGAAAATACATCATTGGGAATTTCACGATGGAGTAACGCCAATCAATCCAGGTAATATGTTTGGAGAAACAGTATTACCTCGTAGCTGGACTTGCTGGGTATATCCCCCTGATAATCGCGAGTTTGAAACATGGATGAACATTCATTGTCCTGGCGCTGATGCAACTCATAGATTTAATAGTGGCGATCCTATGTATACAGTTACTATATTTGATGATCATGAATGTATGTTATTTAAATTAAAATGGGGAATATAATGATTAAAGGTTTCGAACATGTGGGTAGTGAGCATAAATGTAATGTATGTGCATGTGAATTCACAGAGGATGAAGGTGGTGTATTAGGTTATTTTGGCATATTGCCAGTGGCCTTTTGCCCTACATGCTACAGCAGTATGTATGACATGGTCATGCAGGATATTAGAGCCTTTGATGAAGAAGTATGATTACTGGACAATGCTAAAACAGTTGTTAGACGACTATAACAAAGAAAATAGAATTAAAGTAAATATGGATGATAAACATTTTAATAGATATCTTGGTGAAGTATATGGGTTTAAAATTGCCTATGAAGACGGTTACATTGTGCAAAAACCTCGTATAGTCAACCAAGAAAAATATCTAATGTTTACATTAAAATATCTATGAATCACTTACGCCGCGCAGAGACAACCTACTTTAAACATTTTGTATATGCCAGCTATTACAATTGGTTAGCAATATTGATTGTAGTAACTGGTGTAATACACAGTGTATTTCCTTTTTGGTTTGAATTCACACCATATCGCTTGGCTAAAAAAATTGTAGACGGAACAGAGAAAAACTTTATAAATGATTAAAATAAAATTAACAGGCCATGAACGTGCTATTGCCGCAGTAAGTTGGTTGACTAAAAACGGATGGAGCCATAATATGACATTGGAACAGCATGATCCTTTTAGCGGCGGTTACATATTTGAAATAGAAGATTTATCTCAAGCGTTTATGTTTAAACTAAAGTGGGGAGGAGCCAATGCTTAAAAAGTTTTTAACAGTAGTGGTGTTTATGTTGACTATGAATGCTTGGTCCACAAGCGCCTACGGCCTTTACGATTTTGATAACGTTCGTTATGAGCATAGTAAAAATACCACAGACGTTCATAGTATTGCCAGTATTACTAAATTATTCACAGCTTATACAGTTGTCATGAGTCATGCGGATTTAGATGAAAAAGTAAAAGTACAGGGAAAAGCTGGTGGTAGATTTGCTCGTGGTGCTTATTTAGAACGCAGTGAACTAATGCGAGCCATGCTAATGAGCAGTGATAATTTGGCCGCAGAAACATTGGCTCATGCCCATCCTGGCGGATACGACAAGTTTATTGCAGACGTTAATTGGCACTTGGGTGTCAATGGATTTAAAGAAACTAAAATTGTAGATGCCACCGGACTATTGCCTGGCAATGTTAGCACAGTAGATGAACTAAAGGAATTTTTGTTTATGCTACGTCGTATTGATATTATCAAATATTACAGCAGTGAAAAATTATATTCTATTAAATATCAACCTCCAAAGAGTAAAAAGACAATAACTATTCAATTGCGAAATACTAATCCGCAAGTCTTTACCTATGACAGTATTGTGCTGACCAAAACCGGATTTACCAATGCCGCAGGCCGTTGTTTGGCAATGTTGGTGGAAAAGAATGGTGTGCTGTATGCCATGGTCACATTGGGCAACAAGGATATAAGACAGCGTACAGGTGTTATTAATGAAATGTTTAATGTTTACGTGCAATGACCCAAGTTAAAATTGTTTGGCGTGATGGAGATGACATTCCTTTATGGGATGAAAAATGTATCAATGTAGTGGAACGTTTTGGCCTGCCAGGCGGCCGCTACGAA